TTTGTTAGCTGGGAAGTAAGGATCACGATACACTTGGTAACGTCCACCTACTGTACCGATTTTCTCGATACCCATGTTATACTGATCTTGTTCTGGTTCTGCGTTAGAAACGTGGAAATACTCTAAATCATCAAATACTGCAGAAATTTCTGAAGAAATAACGATCCAGTTAGCACCACCTCTTAACGTAGTTTTGTGGATTTGAGCTGAAATTTGGTTGATTTTTGTAACCAAAGTTTGGTTCCAATCTTTCTGAGTGTAACCTTGTAAAGTTGCACCGTTTGTTCCACCATATTTCCACTCATTGTAATCCCATTTAGCTTTCCATGCTGCACCTTTACGTAAATCACGTAAGATTTCACGGTCAACCTCAGCTGCGATTTGCTCTGATAATAAAGCTGTCAATTCTGCCTCAGCGTCAATGTTGTGGAATGCACTAACGTCTTGAGCTAATTCAGGAGACCAGCTTGCTCTTAATTTTCTTTCAGTTACAGAAACTGTTACTGACTCTAAATCGAAAGAAACTTCACCAATTTCATCTTCAAATTCTAAAGTTGCATATTTACGATAAGATGCGTAGAATTCTTGATCATCCAATGTTGAACCTGTTACTTCATAGTCTACAAAACCTTCAGTTGCACTATATTTTTGTAAATCTACTTGAACATAAATAACATTTTCAGCATCACAAATATCATAATAATTTTGTGTTGCGTTAGCTGTTTTAGCACCATATTCAACCATACCTTTACCGTACTTTTGAGTAACGATATTGATTGGTAAAGAAGTACCTGAAGTTGCATCTAAGAAAGCTAATAAGTTAGCATCTGTAGAGAACACTTGTAATGAAGCTAAGAATTCTTCAGAATCTATTTCATGACCGTCTGGTCCTTTTAATTTACCGTAACCTCCTGATGTGAAACCAGTTAAAGCTAAGATAACATTTGATTTTGTTGTACCAGTTGCAATTGCGGTACCACTAACAGTAACTGCACCGTTAGAGAAAGTTGCAAAACCTGTAACCGCCAAGTTTTCAACAGAAAAAGCTCCTTTTGAATAATCAAAAAGACCTTGATTTAAATCATCACTAGCTTCGTAGAAACGATCGTAAAGGTTTCTTGGATTTGTTGTACCTGAAGTATAACCTAAAGTAGATGCGTCAGTGTTACCTGGCATTCCATAAGGTGCAACGTGGGCGTTAGATTGTCTTTCTTGAATTTTAGGTACGAAGAAGAATAATTTACCGATTGGTAAGTTCATAGCTTGTACAGACACGATGTCGTTAGCTAATAATTTAGAGAATACACGACGAATGATAGGGAAAACTACAGTCTCAAAAGAACCAGACGCATCAGCTACTGCTGCTTCGTTGATTAAGTAAGACGCTTGGTTTTCATACAATTGCGCGATGTTATCTTTTTGGTGACCACCAAGACCCTCTAAGAATCCTAATTCGTCCCATTTTTTAATGGTATCTTCTTTGATAACACGTAGGTGCTTAAGACCTATGTTACCAACCATACCGCTTTCTAATAATGCTCCCATTTTTAATATTGGTTTTAATTTTTTATTTTATTTTTCTCATCATTTCTTTAATTCTACTGAATTGAGGATTTTCATAAGCTTTTGACTCAGATAATACCTCAGTAGAAGAAGATGTTGATGGAGTGTTAGAGATTTTTTTCGCAACTGATTCGGTAACCGTAGTTTTTGAACCTAATTCAGTTTTGATTGTTGAGAATAAAGACTTAGCTTCATTCATAGTAGAAACTGTATCAAATCTCTTTAATATATTCAATTTCTCTTGTTTAGTAGTTGAATGTTCAGTAAACAAACGTGTAGCGTAAGCTAAGTTTGCATTGAATACCGCAACTTCATTTAGTTTATCCTTGAATAATACTAACGCCTTTTTATATTCAGCATTTTGTTTTTTCAATGTTTCAACTTGTTCGTTGATACCTGAACCCGCTTTGTACTTTGTTTTAGATGGTAAACCAGCTCTACTCATACCGTTCTTGTTTCCGTGAACGTTTGACTTTGTACGTGCAGCTTCTGTAGCTTCAACTTTTTTAGGTTCTTCAACCTCGTCTTCCTCGTCTAATTCAATTTCATAGATAGTTTCTTCGTCAGCTTCTAATTCGTCTTCAGCATCAACATCTTCCATATCGGTTTCAGTATCAACATCAGATTCTAAATCAGAATCAACGTCCGTATCCATTCCACTCATATCAACGTCGGAATCAACGTCAGAATCAACATCTGTATCTAAGTCAGCTCCCATGTCCATTCCAGTGTCAAGATCAGAATCTTCACTATCTAATTTGATAATGTATTCATTTTCTCCGTCACCGAATTCAACATTGTTACCGTCTTTTTTAACTACAATACCATCTTCTGGTTTCATAGCCTTGAATACTTTAAGAACTTCATCGTCTGAAGCACCTGTCATATCCATAACGTCTTCATCATCCATTGAACCTTCGTCACTCATAGATTCCATATCAGTACCCATATCGGTACCCATGTCATCCATGTCAACATCAGTGTCAACATCCGAATCAACGTCATCTGTTGAGTCTAAGTTATCGAGGTCTGTATCTGTATCAACATCTGTATCAACGTCTTCTTCAGATTCATCATCTGTGTCTTCGTCGTCAGCTGTTACATCTTGTTCTGCCTCTTCTTCAGGTTTAGCAACTTCTTCTTCAGTTGTTGTTTCTTCCTCTTCTTCCAATGATTCTTTTAGCAAATCTTTAAGTTCTTCCTTCATTGTTGAAGCAAGTATACCTTTTGCATTTTGCTTTACTGCCTCTTCAAGATTTTGTACTTGAAGTAACGCTTGTTCTAAAATTGATTTTTCGCTCATTGTGAAAATTAATTGTTTTTATTACCTTATAAATACTACGATTTATTAAAAAATCGTGTTTTTTAATGTTCCTGCCCCTAAAAAGTTTATTATTTAGATAGAAATGTATCTAAATTGCCCATAAGTTTAGACATTCTACTGTCAAGTGTTGGTTTCTTAATTTCCGCTTCTTGATATTGGTCTCTTTCTGATGGGTCTTTAAAAATATAAGCACCGGGAGTTGATGGTGATGATACTAAATCAAAACAAACTAATTCGAAATCATCTTGTACGATGTTTTCTCCTTTAACTTGTTTAAGTGATCCTACACCACGTGAAGAGATACCTAAAGTTGCCCCGTTCATTAATAACATCGCAGCTTGATCTCCTTTGGTTGAAACGATACCCATCTTCTTCCATCCAGGAGAAGTGAATAACTTGATTTTACCCATAAGGATTCTACCGTCCCACCAAGTTTCTAAAATTGAATGTGATACTCGATCTAAATCGATTAGTGAAGATGAAGGGTGATTTAATTCATTTAATGCTCCGCCCTTTTTAATTAGTGATTGATATTTTTCGTTTTCTCTCTTAAGTAACATTTCAGGATATATCCTTCCGTTCTTATTTGGAGTATCGAATTTTTGTAAAACAGCATAAAGGATTAGGTCTTCAGAGAAGTCCACACCCTTCATTTCCTGTATAATTTTTTTATTCTCTTCTGGAGATACGTGTCCTGCGTCGTATTCTATTAAAAGTCCTGTTCCAAGTTCTTTGGGTCCTAATATCTTCATTTATAGATTTTATTACTATAAATACATCGATAACCCTATTATTTTTTGGATTTGTAGAAATTGAATAGATTTTTATCAGAAAGTCCATCTTCTATTACCATAGATAGAATATCTTTTACGTTATTTTTAATTTCTTTTGATTTAACGTCGAACTGTTTATCAACATATAATGTGATTTCTAAGTTCATAAAAGATCTTTTTTCTAATTTAATTCCCTTTGTTCTGATATCTAAATCAACAATAGATTGTTGTTTAAAATAAGGGTTCTTAAGATTATAAATTATTTCTTTAACCTTTCGTCTTGATTTATGAATCATATGATCAAAATCATCAGTCTCATTTTCGGCTTGTACCCATGAGTTTAATTTCAAATAAATGGTTTTAAGATTCTTAAAATCTACGGTACCATAACCGATCTTTACATCATTGTAAATCCCTAATGGGATATACTTACCTGTTTTCATTAATATTTCATATTATTATTTCTTATGGTGTTTTTAAAAAATAACTAAAATACTTGGAATAACCAAAAATAATTTCATATATTTGTTGTATATTTATTATATATGATTATTATAGACTTATCTAAAGAAAAAAGTATTGAGACAGCGTTAAGAACTTATAAACAAAAAGTTCAAAAAACAAAGCAAGTTCAAAAATTGAGGGAAAGACAACAGTTCGTAAAACCTTCCGTTAAAAAAAGAACTGAAAAATTAAAAGCAGTTTATTTACAACAAAAAAGAAATGGACTTAGTTAAGTCCATTTTTTAATTCGTTTAATCTGTAGTAATTGTATCTCGACGGAAACATT